ACCTTATACACTTTTTCATACTGCCTCCTAATTGTTTACTTAGGAGGTAGTATAACCCAAAGTGTACCTTACGACGATAAAAGGTCAGACGTTATTTTCTACCAGTGGTACGCAAGAGGCTGTAATGGTTGCAGCACTTGTTAAGGTGAATACAGTTTTGGCCTGTGTTACGCCGCCATCGCCTTCACACTCGAACACAACATCTTTATCTGTGCCTGTTCCGCCTGGTCCACCGATAGTGTCGCCTGCATGGTCAAACTCAAAGTTAATGTCGTTGACTGTTCGTAACCCAGAGCCGTTAACGTTGCCTTTGATTAGCGTGGCGCCATCCGCGTCCTCTACTGTCAGAGCACCAGATGTGTTGAAGTCATCTCCAGCACCCGGGCCGTCCAAGAAGAAAGCATGGAACCAGGCATTAGCATCATCTACTGCGTTAGCACCTACAGTTACCGATACGTTTGAGAACGCAGGGTATTCTTTAGTGTCTCCAGCATCATCCGTAAAGATAACCCTGTTCTTATCAGTACCTGCCAACTGTTCAATGAATAAGCCTTCGCCTGCTGCACCAGTACCTACTTGCGGTAAAATTTTACCAGCAGCATTGTACGTGTACCACACACCAACTCGTTTACCGTTGGTCACGTTAGATCCGTGATCATTGACATCATCATCGGTTTGCGCCAAAGCGTCAAGGAACGCGATACATTGGTTCAGGTCACCAGGTACTGTGTTATTTAATACCCAAGTGAAGTCACCATCCGCAGTTGTAAACCCTGTTTCAGTTTGTGGTGTATCCAACTCTTCCAAACCCATCCCAGTCCATGGTGAAATTTGAGCAGTGTATACGTCAGCCAGTGTGTAAGAGCCTGATGTTAAATGAACAGACTCGCCCAAAGCGAAACCAGACGAGTAACCCCCCATCTCAGCAACACCTGAATCCGATAAGATTTTCTCATCGTAGTTCTGGCCAAATGTACGAACTTTTAACGACTCATAACTACGAGTATCAATACCTGTTACAGTCAACTCTTCGTCAGCATCACCCGTTTCGTCTGTCAACAAATTACTAGCATCTAAGGTTGTTGTAATAACTAAGGCGGTTACAGACTCAACTGTGTAAGTCCCTGTGTTGTTAGCTAACCCTGTTGCGCCAAACCTGTGGCCAACAATAAATCCATCTGCCACGTAATCGCCAGTACTTCTTGTAAGCGTCCGAGCCGAGGCAACCACTGTAATAGTTTGAGCTGCTGCTGTGGCTGCTGCGGTGGTGTAAGCGTTAGTGTCAACATCGTTGTCACCGTATACTTGAACAGCCTCATCAATTGGACCGTCTTTGTCGTAATTGATAGGCGCTCCACCATCCGCCAACTGGTAGTATGGCTGAGAAAGCGTCTCAATATTACCCAGTGATTTATTACCGTAGTAAATTCTGCCAATAGAGCCAGACACGTCCCGCTCTATCCAACCTGAGCCCCGTACCTTAAACCTGTCATCAACAGTTAATGAGAAATTTCCGCCATCGGCGTCATCAAATTTTCTGTTGTTTACAATCTCGTATGCGCCACCGAACTTAAAAGTACCTGTGAAGTAGAAATCGTACTGTCTCAGAGTTTCGTCGATACGTCTTTCTTGTCTCTCAAAAGCATATAGCGCTTCCAGCTTGATACCGTCATCCTCGGTTAAGGGGTTATCGGTAGTCTCACTTGCTGTGCCTGTGCCTGTGCCAGCGCCTGAAGCTGTAAACTCAGTACCAGGGTTACTGTCTGCAGCACCGATAAGGGTAAAATCTGTAGTGCCCGCTGCGGTGATTATGTACTTGGTTGTGTTGACAAGTGAGGTAGCAACAACATCCGCAGCCCCTACACCCAGGCCGGTAAGGTCTAGCTGGTCTTTTTCTTCCTTAGTGATAATCTCAAGCCTGCCATTAGTAACATCGAAAAAGATGTTGCCTTTAACAGCTGTGTTAGGGCCTGTATCGGTCCTAGCGGTTGAGGATTGTTTTAGTGTTGTCGCGTAATTCGACAAGTCAATGGTAGCCATTATGTTTCACCTTCGCCTATAATAAATTGTTCTAAATGGTTGCTAAGCCCTACGTTCTGCTCTTGCAGTTGAATTATCTCAGCCCTCATTTCCTGAAATATTTTTTCGGCCTTAGCATGCTCCTGCTTCTCGCCAAACCTTATACCGATATTAAGTGCATCCAGCTCTATCTTTCTGGCAAAGTGTATAACACTCATGGCCTCTTTGTCTTCTAACTTATTGCTTAGTTTACCTAAAAGGTTCCCAACAGTGTCATAGACAAACCAGGTATTGGTCTCAACATCCCGGGCTTGCGTTATGTACGCGGTCTGTAAAGGTATTAAATTTGGGTCACTCATGTATTCTCCTCTAAGGATAGATTAACGGTTAAACTTTGGTCTGCGTTGCTAAGGGTCAATAGTGTTAATGACTCCTCGTAATCAGCAGCGATTATCTGTAGGACTACATCTCTATCTGAAATATACTCATAAGAATATGATTGATTGTCTTGAGTGGCTACCTCTTCCCCGTCTAGCTCAACTGTGCCTATAATTCCATCGATGGGGTCTTTTACGTACAACCTCCACTCGTAACCAGTTATATTTGGGCTTACCGTAAATGAAAATATTTTCTGGCCCGTTACTACGGTTACTGCGCCAAGGCCTGTGTTGTGGATTGTTGGGGTTGACCCTGTATCAGAAACATTTATTGTTAGGGTAATTCCAGACGCTACATTACAAAGTATAGTCTCCGCACCTGTAACACCGTCTATAACGGCACCCCCTGTCACTACGCAGTCCCACCCCATGGCATCATCAACTGTTATCTCTGTGGGTATTTCCACTACGTAACCTCCCCCAGACACAGTAAACACACACCCACTTAGTTTGTCTAGGTCGTCAGTAACAACTTGAGCCCTAGGGTTCGCACCTAAATCATACTCTTTAAGAGCAGTACCTGCCTGAGTTAAGTACATTTTATTAGTAAGGTCGTTAAAATCTACTGCTGACATACTACTTACTATGTATGTGTTTTCTTTAGTCACTGTAGAAGTTATATCATAGGGGATGCTTAATGAAAACTCTTCAACGTCTACAGAGCCTACCACAAAAAACTTATTACCTTCATCAATAATCTTAAAACACGTAGAAGCTGTTTGATTAGTGTCATACGAATTACCTGTATATGCAACCGTAGAACTTAAATCAAAAGCCACAGAAACAGAAAACTCATACAGAATATCGTTGTCTGACAACACAAAAAACGCATAACCATCTGTTGAGAAATCAAAAGCATGTACACTGCCCGTGGTAGGTGATGTGTCATAAGTTGCACTTCCAGGAGTAGTCACCGTGGACGTTAAATCAAAAGCCACAGATAGGGTGGATTCTTTAAGGTTTCCTGAGATGTCTATTGTTACTACTGTAAACCCACCAGGGTAAAACTCCACGCCTCTAAGCTGGCTGCCCGATATAGTGACGGATGTAGTTTCTGTTATAGTCCCACCCAAAGAGGCTAAAGGCCCGTCCCACCCATAAAAACTCTCTGCCTTTAAAGCAGTCAACTGCCCTCCGTTTAAAGTTATCGGCCCTGTATTTCTATGTACACACCCCTCGCTCGTTGCAGCTGCGGAGTATGTGAAGTCCCCCATGTTAACGAAAGTGCAAGCTGTGTGCTCTACTAAAGTGGAGGCTGTTACCAGGAAATTTCCTTTAGCGTTTGTACCGAGAGCCGTGATTGTGACGTTAGTCCAGATCAGAGTACTGCCTGAGTTTACAACCTCGAACTCATTAAAGCCAGGGTCAACAAACTCTAAGTCAGGTAGGGTTATGCTTACGTTTGAGTCTTTAAAGTAGCAGGCAGTGGCGACTGTCCCGAACCCTAGATGGCACTGCATACTGAACCCGCCAGTCACGCCTTGGAATTGGCCGTACCTGTTGGCTTGTAAATCGTTTTTGGTTGCAGCTTCTGTAAACGTCCCTGGTGTGGCTACATCCCCAGCTGTTATGTCGTAGCTTCTACCTTGCCTTATTGCGTCCACGCCAAGCGGAGCACCTTTGGTAGGTCCGCCTACCAGCTTAGCTTCCACGCCGTAAGTATCCATATTGGCTGGCGTGACAGTACCAGAACTAGCTGTTGCGTTTTCTGGGTCAACTACGGCACATATCCAAGGGGCGCCATAATCAACCGTGTCACTTCCTGCGTAGTTATATCTATTAAGTGTATTGGATGCTGAGCCAGCAACTAAAGCTAGGCCGCCGTTGGCCTTGGTGTCTAGTGAGCCTGGCGTCAGGTGGGTTATCCACATGTATATGGCGTCAAGGTCGCCAGACGTCAGAGCTGTATTGGTGGTGTCCTCAACCAGGCCTTTGGTGGCACTGGCAAAAGCATTTTTACTTGTACAGCTACTGCCTTGGATAAAGTAATCGGTCTCGATGTTTAAGCCCGAGGCTCCGCCACCTATCGCCGCCCAGTTACTCAAGGAGGTAGTATCGTCTGGAATTAGTGTGGTTAAATCCGAGGTGTATACTGCGACTGCCATTAGCTATTCCTAGTACGTCAAAGTTAAATGGTCATCCCAAACCTGGTCGTACAGGATAGAGTCCCCAGCGAATCTTTTAGAAGAATCAAATCCAGCGGAGGCATCAAAAATTGTTCTGGTAATTAACCATACGGCTGCAGAGGTATCTGCGTTGGGTGCTTTTGCTATTCCGTGGTAAAGGGTTAAATCGTCGACGGCAGGGATGTCATCAATCAGGTCTTTTTCTTCGCTGGTTTCTAGCATAACTTCCTCGAAAGATCGGCCCTCGGGTCCTTCAGGCCCTATGGTCCCTGTTGTCGTGACCTCGGGTATTACGGCCTCTACTACTTCCATTGTGGTAGGGTTTTCGGTAATTTCTATAGTCGTAGAGCCTTCCAGCTCTATTATCTCTGTAACAGCTGGTAGTTCTATTACCGTATCAGCTGGTACTTCTAGGACCTCCAGCAGCGGCTCTGTAACAACTATTACACATTGTGTCACGGTCTTGAGACGTCTTGTACAGGCACTATTGTGCCAGTAAGTATTGTAGTGATCACTCCGCCTGCGCTAGTAAGTTGCAGGTCGTAAAAATAAGGTGTGTTTATTGTAAGCGAGTTTATGTCTGTAGCGCTTACGGTAAAACTTATGTTTGGTTTTGCATCTGTCAGCGTAACCCCTGTTAAGTGGGTTATCTCTACTTCCGAGGTTGCACTTTCTTTGGTTAGCTTTAACTGCATTAGCGCAGTGTAGGCAGATAACGGCAAAGCTACCCCGTCGCTATCTGACCAACTAAAGGCATACTCCAACGTGTCCCCATGGGCAATCTCAAAGTTTACTTCTGGTGCTTTAGGTTTTACTACTGTAGCCACGTTGGAGCTCCTGGATTATTTAACTATTTCAAGTACTTTAGCTGCAATCTGGTGGCGAGTCCAACTATTTTCATCACTCTGCAAATCGATTACATCTGTCACTTTGTTCTTTGTGAATGTAGCTTTTGTGTAAGGGTTACGCATACGGTTGAACACCGCTTTAACTCGTACTACTTCTGGTGCCACTTCTACTTCTGGTGCCACTTCTACTTCTGGTGCCACTTCTGGTGCAGCTGTTTCAACTACTTCTTTTCTAGCCATTTTATATTCTCCAATTGTGTGAGCGGTAAGTTTACCACATAAAAAAGCCCTGAGCAGCTTTCACTACTCAGGGCTTTAGTTCTACTTAAGCAGTAGCTTATGAGCCGATTGTTAAACCAGTAAATGATTCGTCAAACAACTTGAACAAAGCAACACCGAAGTCAAAACGCATTGCAGTAGCACGGCGAAGAACAAATTGCTCAATCGCTTGGTAGCTAGCTGACACGTTTGTGATTTCATGTAATGCGTATTGCGAGTCAAAACCAACCAGTGAGTTAGCACCTACGATACTTGTAGGCAGTAACAATACTTTAGGAGTTGGTAAGCCCATATTTTCCACAGTGTATTTAGCATCCATCAAATTGCTTTGACTAGATGTGTCATTGAATACTGTTGGTCTGCCATCTCTGGCTTCTACGTCCAGGACTGTATCAATGTCTGCAAGGACATGAGTAATAGTCATTTTCTGGTAGTTTTCACGCAGCCATTTAACCCAAACACGTTGAGTAATTGGTGTGGTGCCGTTAATTGTTTCAGCAGTAAATGTGCTGGCCAATTTGAAAGCAACCGCATTGATGTCGAAATCGACATCACCAAAAATGATGTTACCCATGTCTTCTTCAATACGACGGATACGCTCACCACGAGCTTGCGAAGCTAACGTCAAACCAACAAGATCAATAGTAGTGGCTTCTAAAGCCTGGTCAGCAATCTGCAAACCAATTGATTTAGTTGGAATAGTGAAAGCACGCTCACCTAAAGTGATGCTTACCATTACCGCTGGCTCAGCTAACTGACCAATGACTTGCGCTTTAGAACTTTCTGGCGCAGTTACATCAATAGTTGGTTGATCAACACGAGGGCTAGAGACGGTAGTCTTCAAAGCAATCGCTGATTCCCAAGGCTGCAAGTAGTCTTCTTTACTTTCAGTCAAGTTAGCCTGAATTAACTGAAGCATTACTTCAGGGTAAAGTAAACGACCTGCTGTTCCGTTTCTGTCAGAACCGTCTGGACGAACAATAGTACCTGCGTACTTTTCGTTTGGTCCGTTCAGGATTTCTTTCATAGACGTCGCGGGGACACCTGTAGTTTCATCAGCTCTTACTCGGATACCTGACTGGGCGCACATTTGCTCGAAAGCAGTTGCTTTACCTTCTACCGTCGGGTACTTGTTCGCGTAGTATTGCGACAGAGAGACATTAGCGTCGCCTGCTGCCTGGTAATCTCTTAAGTCTACATCGACTTCAGCTAGTTTACCTGTGTGGTCTGTAATATTTAACTTTGGCATGAGGGCTCCTTAAACTCTCTCGATTAAAACAAGATCGCCAGCAACTCCAGTGCCAGAGATTATACTAATAACGCGCCACAATGCGGCTCCAGCTGCAGCAGCCTTCAGGATAACCTGAGGGTACGTTTGTTTGACATTGATAGCCACTGCTGGAATACCTGCAACAGCAAATGTTCCTACAGCTAGGGTTCCAACTTCGCCAGACTCTACCTGTACTTCGAAGCGCATATTACGCTGTACAGAGCCTACGGAGAAACCATCATTAACAGTTTCGGCCTGAATAGAAGATACGAAGCCATCAATGTCGTCGCCGTCAGCACACAACACATAGTTGTCGCTGCCAGCTAAAATAACAGGCTTACCGACATCGTTGTCGTTAAGCTTGTTGCTTGAGTCAACACCCAGGGCCGCAGTAATTACATCGGCATGAGGGTCGTTGACAAGGGGGGTGAATGCAAATTCAGTCATGTTATTAAATCCTTGCTTGTTTCAAAAGAATGTCGTTGGTCACTTTCGCGGCAGCCGCAACAGCATCGTCTTCTTTGTCTTCAACAGGCACAGATACTTGACCATCTTTCGGGTAGCGTTTAACTACCAAGGACAAGGCTGATGCGTGCTGTTCTAACAAAGCAGATGATTCTAGCGCTAGCAAACCTTCCAGGGAAGGAGCTGGTGCGCCCACTGCTACGAAATGTCGCTGAGTTGCAGCGGCGGTTACACTTTTAAGACCATCATGTGTTGCCTCTAAAGCTGTGACTTTCGTCTGGGCTTGTTTTAGCTCTACCTTTAAGTCAACTATCGCATCCTGTTGGGATGAAATTTGTTTCTGAAGAACTTCTAAACCAGTTACTTCCTTTTCAGGAGCATCTGTTGAAGCTTCTTCTTTACCTGCTGTATCATCAGCGGTTGTTTCTTTGTCGTCAGTACTCGTATCATCAGCTGTGTCGGCGGGAGCATCATCTTTAGATGGAGCCTCGTCCTCAACAGTCGGTGCCGGAGCAGCCTCTTCCAACACAGTCTCTACATCAGCGCCAGAGGCGATTGCTGCAGACTCCTGTTCGGTGAGGATTTTACGTCTAGTAGCCATGTCATTATCCTGAACTTGTTTAAAATCATTAGTATTATCAGCAGTTTCCCGCATCAACACAAGCAGTAAATCGTCGAAAGTGCTTATGCCATCAATAAGCCTGAGCTCATTTGCTTCGGCTGCATACCATACTTTACCGTTAGCAATGTTCTCAGACACGAAGTTGTCTGTCAATCCCCTATTGGCAGCGACCTCCCTTACAAAAAATTGGTGAGTCTCATCAATGTTCTTTTGAATCTGCGCCGCAGCTTCGTCCGTTAGCTTCTCATAAGGGTTACCCGCAGCCTTCAATGGTGTGGACTTGAACACCCTTAACTTAATACCGATGTCCTTGTACATCTCTGTCATCTCGGCAGTTACTGCCAAAACTCCCAAACTACCAACTTCCGCCATACGCGCAGCATAGAATGAATCAGCTGCTGTTGCCAACCACAACCCACCTGAAGCAGCCATGCCTCCTGTGAATGATGTAGTCTTAACGTCCAAAGATTTTATGAAGTCAGATAACTCCATGATACCTTTTACAGCTCCACCTGGCGTATCGTAATCCAGGAATAAGCTTGTTACTCCTGAATTGATTGCAGTAATAATAGCGTTTCGGATGTCGTCATATCCGACCACACCCCAGTATGCTCCCCAGGCTCCTTCTGAACCGGAGACCATGCTTCCGCGAATAGTAATAAGGCCAACGCCATCAACAACGTCAAGAAGGAAATGCTCATTGTTTTCAGCATCCGTCTCGTCTTTTGCGAAACACCCTTTCTTATAGTCTTCATTCCCGTCCTCCGCCATTTTCTGGTACGCAGATATAGTGGCGTGGTACGAACTCTCTGTACCCAGCCATAAAGTTCCAGCCTCTGTAAGTAATACGTTATTTAACATTATTTGTCTCCTCCGCCTCCGGATGATGTAGCACTACCATTCTTAGTGCCTTCGTTTAGTGTACGTTCTTGTGCGCCGTCAGTTTGGCCAGCATCGTTAGCTCCCTTAGCATCCAGAAACATAGTGCCAGACAACGGAGGTGCTCCGGGTGCTCTAGGCCCTGTGCCCAGCAAGTGCCCTGCCTCGTCGTCAGTAATAAAACCTAATGACAAGTCTCTTAAGATGCGTTGCTGATCAACACTTCTGTGAGCAGATAACTCTGACTCAGGCCTGATATCGATAGGGTTGAACTTAAATTTAATGTAACCGTCCTGGCCAGTAAGTAACCTGGATGCCAAGGTAAACGCCCGAGACATGATCACTTCTACAGGGGCTTGTATAGCTGATACCATTTTAAGGTAGATCAACGACTCCGTGTTGGACAGGCTCTGGGACCCCGAGATTCGCATGCCGAGAGTAGAGGGCATAGACTTAAGAGAAGTTGCAAACATACCAGAAAAACTATCCAGCAGCGCAGTGTAATCGCTCTTTTCTCCTGCGGTCTTAAGTATTTCCACTTTAGCTGTATCATAAGTAACAATTGCCTCATCCGGCTCCAACCCTGATATTAATGTCTCTATGCTTCTTCGAGTTTCTTCCAGGTATGCCTTAAGCTTTTCAGGGTCCCCTTGTATGTCCGGGGGCGCCGTCTTCTGAGCGTGTTCCAGCATAATTGTGACAACAGTCCTAGAATGCCCGGACTTCCTAAGAATCTTATAGATGTCTTCAATAAACTCGCCGAATACGAACACGGTCTGTAAAGCAGCCTCCATAGGGCTACGAGAAAAGATGCTATTAGACTGCTGATGAGATGAAGCGTAAAAGAAAGTAGGAATGTCGAGAGAAATAGGATCACCCCCACTACCTGTTGGAATTTGCTCAGGGTATTTTGTGCCATCTGTTCGGCTCTTCCAGTTAAGGGATGTTGTGGGTACAGGTATAATCCTGTCAGGGAACCTGAACCTGTTAAGTACCAACTCTGTGGCGCAGGAACCTGTCTGTACAACTTCTTTTAACAGTGTTTCTAGCGTGGCGTTCATGCCCTGCTTATCCGCATACCCTATAGTGTAATCATATAAAGTGTCTGTGGATACCGCCAGGGAGTTAGCCGCAGCCGTAAGCCCCAGGTCAAATTGATGCCCGCCTGCCTGGTATCCCGTCAAGGTGTAGCCGGACATAGCCAGCTGCACGTAACTGTATACCGCTGTGGAGAATACTCCGTTATATCTGGATAGCGCCCTGATCGCCTCAATAGGGTCTATGCTTCGTAGAGTTCTTATACTCGTGTTGAGATAACTTTGTTCCGTATCTCGGATGTCTGTGCCAGCTTCTTTGCTGTAACCTGGGTCACTTAGCCGGGCTTTGGAAGCTATTACACTACGAGGTAGTGTTACTGGATTTTCGCCTGCCATAATCTCTTGTGTGGTATATTTGCTATTTTGCAGAAATCATAACACACAACTATGAAACAGCACGACTTGTTGCTACTTCTTTGCGAGAAGCGCCCTAACGTTTTTGTTATAACCATTAGTTTCAAAGAGAACGCTGTGCACGTAACTTCTAGCAAACCAACGTGGAGTAAAACCATCCCTTACAAAAGGTATATGCAGTATAGTGTCGATTATTTAGCCAAGGAGATTTTAGATGAGTTCAGTAATTCAACAGCAGGAAAAGAAACACTCGCAGTTAAAAGAGTTCCCTAGACCACAAGTAGATAGCATGCACCAGTTCCATATCATATCTGATGAGTTAGATGATTCGATACGGGACTTGCAGATGCACGCTTCTATGTTAACCGAGGAACAGTCCGCCAAGCTACACCAACTGCTTACTTTCGCAGATGGTGTGCCAGAGTTCACTGTGTCTGAAATTGACAGGCAGTATCACTTGTTTATAAAGATGCAGGAACAAGTTGTGGGTTTGGATGGCCAGTTGAAAGCCACTGCCAGTGTTCGGGATATTGCTGCCGTGATCAGCAGTATGGGCAGCCTTATCGCTTTATTCTTGAAGGCACAAAAGGAGTTGGATTCTATTAAGGCCGAAGCTAATTTAAAGGATGCCGTTCTTGAGGCCCTGCGTACCTTGCCTGGGGATAACCAGCAGATATTTTTTGACAGATTAGCCGAATTAGGGGGGTAGCTAGTGGCAAAAAGTAATAAAGTAAAGATATTTGCACAAGGGTTACAGACGTCAATAAACCGTCACTCTTTAAAAAAATCCCAGTGGATTGCGGATAACTTCAAACATCCAAGGAATGACCGTATACCATGGTCCTGGTCAGACCACGAATATCAGATAAACATTGTTGATGAGGAGTCCTCTGATAAGTGTGTAAAGAAATGCGCGCAGGTAGGGTTGTCTGAACTATCTATAAGAGAGTCACTTTCTTTTTGTGCTATGCACGACTATCGAAAATTAGCTTACGTCCTACCTACATCTAAATTTAGCTCAGAGTTCAGCAGCACCCGGTTCGACCCAGCCATAGATAGTTGCGACTACATTAAGTCAGTACTGTCCAAAGACGTTGATAACACAGGGGTTAAGAAGATAGGGACTTCGTTCTTGGTTATGAGAGGTACTTCAGGAACCACTGCAGCTATCTCTATCGATTTGGATGCCATCATCACTGATGAAATCGATTTCTGTAACCAGGATGTACTCGGGTCCTTTGCAAGTAGATTGCAGCATAGTGATTTAAAGATCACC